GTAGACGAACCTGTTTTAGTTGGAAATGAAGCAGATCTGCTCAGTTCCTTCGGAGAACCATACAACACAGATAAGCACTACGAAGATTGGTTAGTTGCCTCTTCATACTTAGCTTATGGTGGAAATATGAGAGTCGTCAGAGCAGATGACGACGATCTCAAAAACGCAGTAAGTGCTGGAAGCACAGAAATTAAAATTAAAAGTCTGACTCACTATAACCAACTCGGTTATGATCAGAATACAATTGCAAACGCAGTATTTGTAGCAAGAAATCCTGGTTCTTGGGCAAACGGAATCAAGGTAGCAGTTATTGATGGTTTAGCAGATCAAATTCTGTCTGGAGTAAGCACAAATGCTTCTCTGCCAACGATTCAAGTTGGTTACGGCGTTACCCAAGCAATTTCTTCCACACTGCCTGGAGCGGGTGCTACTAGCACATTAGACGGTCACCTGAAGGGAGTTATCACCGCAATTGACGGAACCAACATCTCTGTTAAGGTTCTTGCTCACGTTTCTGCGGGCGGCACAACAACTGAGGTTGACTATCAACCATCTGGTGTTTATGCGTTCTCCAATTCTGGAAACGTTGCTATCCATACCACTGGAGAGACGACTTCAGTAGGAAGCACTTCATATACTGCACAAAGCGACTGGTTTGATCAGCAGACTATTTCTCTGACTGGTTCAACCGTTTACTGGAATACACTTGCAGATAGACCTGGCACTTCATCATATGCTGCTGCAAGAGACTCCAGATTTGACGAAGTTCACGTTGTTGTTTATGACGACAATGGTTCAGTCACTGGCAATGCTGGAACACTGCTTGAGAAGCACATTGCACTTTCTAAGGCAAAAGACGCTGAGTATTCATTAGGAAGCACTTCCTACTGGAGAAAGTATCTTGCAAATAACTCACGACATATCTTTGGCGGTAGTGAACCATCGGGTACTGTAGCTACTGGATTCAGTGCAGACTTTACTCTTGAGACTGACACTGGATGGGATCAGAACGCAAGTGGAGTTACCTTTGCTGGTAATGGATCAAGCACACTCACGCTGAGTGGTGGTAAGAACTATGACGCTGGAACAGACATTACCGCAAGTGGTGCTTTAACTTCAACTCTTGCAAAACTTGCTGCTGGTTACGATCTCTTTGAGAACACTGATAACTATGATGTTGATTTCCTGTTGATGGGTTCAGCAAACTATTCTAAGGAAACTGCACAAGCACTTGCTAACAAGTTGATTGCAGTTGCCGAAGCAAGACAAGATGCTCTGGCATTTATCTCTCCTTATAGACTTGCCTTCTTGAATGACGGAACTGCAGGTTCTGTAACTGTCAACTCTGACGCAACGATCACTGATAATCTGATCGGATTCTACGCTCCAATCACTTCATCTACTTATGCAGTATTTGATAGTGGTTACAAGTACATGTATGACAGATTCAGCGATACCTTCCGCTATGTTCCTCTGAACGGAGATGTTGCTGGAACTTGTGCAAGAAACGATCTGAACAACTTCCCCTGGTTCTCACCCGCAGGTACTGCAAGAGGAGCTATCCTCAACGCTGTAAAACTTGCTTATAACCCAAGCAAGGTTCAGAGAGACAAGTTGTATTCCAACAGAATCAACCCAGTCATCTTCTCGCCTGGCGATGGCATCGTTCTCTTCGGTGATAAGACTGGTTTTGCTAAGTCTTCCGCATTTGACAGAATCAACGTTCGTAGACTGTTCCTTTATCTGGAGAAGGCAATTGCCGCTGCAGCAAGAGATCAACTCTTCGAATTCAACGATGAGATCACAAGAACCAACTTCGTAAATATTATTGAACCATTCCTCCGTGATGTTCAATCTAAGAGAGGCATCTTTGATTATGTCGTTATTTGCGATGAGACCAACAACACCGCTGCTGTCATTGACAACAACGAATTTGTTGCTGACGTTTATGTCAAACCAAACAGATCAATCAACTTCATTGGTCTGACCTTCGTTGCTACCAGAACTGGTGTTTCTTTTGAAGAAGTAATCGGTAACGTTTGATCATTATTAATCCAACTTAGAGGCAAAAAACAATGGCAACTAGAAATCAACTTAATCCACCCCCACTAAGAAAGATTACTGACTTCAAGAGTAAGCTTGCTGGTGGCGGTGCTCGCTCCAATCTGTTTGAAGTGGAACTTTCGTTCCCTGCAGCAGTTGGAGTTGCTGACGCAAACGATATCCTTAACAAGGCAAGATTCCTTGTTAAGGCAGCAAACCTTCCTGCATCAAACGTTGCTCCAATCGAAGTTCCCTTCAGAGGAAGAGTTCTGAAGATTGCTGGCGACAGAACATTTGATACCTGGTCAATCACCGTTATTAACGACACAGACTTTGCTGTTCGCTCTGCTTTCGAAAAGTGGATGAACACAATCAACCGTGTTTCTGATAACACTGGTGCTACTGATCCTGCTGCATATCAAGCAGATGCTTATGTTTACCAACTTGATCGTAATGGAGACACTCTGAGAAAGTATCATTTCTATGATGTTTTCCCAACTCAGGTTGCTCCTATCGAACTTTCATATGATGCCCAAGGTATCCAAGAATTCACCGTTGAACTTCAAGTTCAGTGGTGGGAAGCAGTCAAGGGCAGTGGCGCAAATGCAGGCGGCGAAGACATCAACTAAATAGTCAATAACAAGTAAATTTATTATACAATGGCAAGACTTTTTGGTTTTTCTATTGACGGCAACCAAAAACCACCCTCAGTAATTTCCCCCGTTCCTCAAACCAATGAGGACGGGGTTGACAATTATATTGCGAGTGGTTTTTATGGTTCTTATGTTGATATCGAAGGCGTATATAGAACCGAGCACGATCTTATTAAAAGATATCGTGAAATGGCACTCCATCCTGAATGTGATGGTGCTATTGAAGATGTTGTAAACGAAGCAATCGTTAGCGATCTCTACGATTCACCAGTAGAAATTGAGTTATCCAATCTCAATGCTAGCGATAAACTTAAAAAAGTAATCAGAGAGGAATTCAAATATCTCAAAGAGATAATGGATTTCGATAGAAAAGCACACGAAATCTTTAGAAATTGGTATGTTGATGGTAGGGTATATTATCTAAAAGTCATTGATGTCAAGAATCCTCAGGCAGGTATCCAAGACCTGAGATATATTGACCCAATGAAGATGAAGTATGTTCGTCAGGAAAAGAAAAAAGATCCAAGAACAAATCTTGCTCTTCCTGCTGCAGTCACAAAGAATGGTGCAGAACCAGTATCATTAGAACCTCAGATTGAGGAGTATTTTGTTTATACTCCAAAGTCAAATTATCCAAGCGGAACATTTGGTGGTGCTGGTGGAAAGAAAGATTCTGTAAAGATTGCGAAAGATTCTGTTGTTTATTGCAGTTCCGGTCTCATTGATAGAAACAAGGGAACAGTTCTTTCATATCTTCATAAAGCAATCAAGGCACTCAATCAACTGAGAATGATTGAGGATTCTCTTGTTATCTACCGTTTGTCCAGAGCACCTGAGCGTAGAATTTTCTACATTGATGTTGGCAACCTTCCTAAAGTAAAAGCAGAGCAATACCTCAAAGAGGTTATGTCTCGCTATAGAAATAAATTGGTTTATGATGCCAATACTGGTGAAGTTCGTGATGACCGCAAGTTCATGTCTATGCTTGAGGACTTCTGGTTACCTCGCCGTGAAGGTGGTCGTGGTACAGAAATCACTACACTTCCTGGTGGTCAAAACTTAGGTGAACTTGCCGATATTGAGTATTTCCAAAAGAAACTCTATAGAGCACTTGGAGTTCCCGAGTCAAGAATTGCTGCTGATGGTGGTTTCAATCTTGGTCGTTCTTCCGAAATTTTGAGAGACGAACTCAAGTTTGCCAAGTTTGTTGGTCGTTTGAGAAAGAGATTCTCTCAAATGTTCAATGATATGTTGAGAACGCAATTGATTCTCAAGAACATTGTAACTCCCGAAGATTGGGAAGTTATGGCAGATCATATTCAATATGACTTCCTGTATGACAATCAGTTTGCAGAACTGAAGGAATCAGAAATGCTTCAAGGTAGACTCAGCAACCTTGCAACTATCGAACCCTACATTGGTAAGTATTATTCTACCGAATACGTAA